TATGAAATAAAAGAAAAAGATCATAATCCAAAACAACCAAGAATAAAAAAATTAAGTATTTTACGAAATTTTTATATAAAATATATATTTGAGCAATTAAATTGGAAAGAATATGAATATCTATTTGTATTCGATTTAGATTTAAAAGGAGAATTATATATAGATGGAATAATGCATAGTATATGTCAAATAAATAAAAACCCAACAATTTCAGGTATATCTTGTAATGGTTTAATAAGAAATAAAAATAATTATTTTAATGAATATATATATTATGATAGTTTTGCATATATAGAAAAAAATGAATCGATAGAATGGGATATATATTTCGATAAAACATCACATGATAAATATGTAAGTAAATATATAACAACAAAATATTTAGAATCAATGGATTTAGATTTAGTAGCATCAGCATTTGGAGGTTTTTGTATCTATAATATAAAACATATATATGATAATAGAGCAACCTATTCTTATTCAAAGAATGAGAATAAATTATCATGTGAACATAGTCATTTTAATAAAGATTTAAATATATATGTAAATCCAAGAATGCTATTTTTAATTCAAGAATAAATTTTTAGAATCTCTTCTAAAATTTTCAATAGTAATATCATATCTAACTTTTAAAGGACCATCTCTATTATTTTCATAAACATTATTTAATATAGAAATATCTTCTTGAATAGTTTGATTCATTAATAAATATATTAATAAATCTCCTATATTTGAAAATATAGGAAAATATTCATCAATCCAGAAATTTCTATATAATTTCCAATATAATAAAGTCATATTATCAGTGATAGGTATACTTCTAGTAAATACTGTTTTTATAATATCACCAGCATAAACTCTTGTGATGGTATCCGTAGGTAAATGATATTCATTTTCAACTTTTACAAACGAAACTTTTCCAATTTTAGAGGAAATAGTATTTTCATTAGGGATAAATTTAAAAATAGTTCTATTAGAATTTTCACTTAATCGTTTTGATTTAATACTGGTGGGTAAAGGTGATACTCTATTACCAAATGAATGTACATATGATATATGTAACATATCTAATAAATTTTCACATACAGTCATATAATTATTATTAACTAATATAGATCCATCTATACTTCTAAAAGAAGAATCATATTCTTCAGGTGGATAATAAATAGAAGGAATAATTTCATTATTTTCAGATGGATATTTAACAAATAAAAAATCTTTTTCTAATTGAGTATCTAAACATTTTAATTTAATAGGAGATCTAATTCTATCATTAGGAGGAATTTTACAAAATAATCCTTCATCAAATTCAAAATTATGATAAGGACAATTTAAATTTCCATCCGTATTTATAGATCCTTTAGATAAAGAAGCACCTTGATGAGGACATATATCCGAATGAACTATATATTTATTATTTTTTTTATAACATACAAAAGGTTCATCAAAAAAAATGACTTTTTGAATATTCTTTAATTGAGAAGTAGGTAAAAATGGATACCATAATTTATTAGGAATATTATATCCATAAATATATGATAGATATAATAAAAATATATTATAATTATAAAATTTCATCTTCTTTATTGTTTATATATATTTTTCATTTTTTAAAAGATTATAATTTTCTATAAAAATTTTATAAATATTATATTTTTGTAATATAATATTATTTTAATCATAAAAAAGATCTTCATGTTGTTTATGATGAATATATTTTTCATATAAATATAATAATATGTATTTTATTAAATCATCTGATAATCTATTATACATTTTTTTTTACAAATCACAAATCTTTAAATCTATATTTAATCTAAATCTTCAACAATGGGAGTTTCAACATTAGGAGGAGGTTCAGGATGTGCAGAGGTAGTATTTGATTGAATAAATTCATGGAAAGATGTTTGTCTAGATTCTGTTTCTTCTTTTTCTGCATTAGGATTCATTTGAATCCATTGTAATTCATCATCAATTCTTTTGGTAATGGTTTCTAAAATATCTTTGTCAATGTTTTCAGACATATTTGTTTTTGTTGTATATAAAAGTGATTCATACATATTTAATGCTTCTTTCTTAATTTTTAATTTTTCATCTTCTTCTTTATATTTTTCAGCTTCTTCAATCATTCTTTCAATTTCTTCTTTTGATAATCTACTTTTATCATTTTGAATCGTTAATGATTTTTTAGAATTAGTACCATTTTCAACTTCTGCAGTTACATTCAAAATTCCATTTGCATCCATATCATAAGTTACATGAATTTGAGCCATCCCTCGTGGCATTGGAGGAATACCTTCTAATTGAAAAGAACCTAAAATATTATTATCTTTACTTTTATATCTTTCTCCTTCTAAAATTACAATTTTAGCTTCTTTTTGATTATCAGCATAAGTTGAAAAAGTTTGAGTCTTTTTGGCAGGAATAGTGGTTCCTCTTTTAATCATGGGTGTAGCAATATCACCACTTGTTTCAATACCAATAGTAAGTGGAATACAATCCAATAACAAAATATCAGATGTTTTTTCAGAATCAATTCCTGCTAAAATAGCTGCTTGAATAGTCGCTCCAAATGCTACACATTCATCAGGATTTATTCCTGTGCATGGTTCTTTATTAAAATAATCTTTCAATAATGATTGAACTTTTGGAATTCTAGTACTTCCACCTACTAATACAATTTCATCTACCTCTGATTTACTTAATTTACTATCTTTTAATACTTGTTCAACAGGTTCCAATGTTTTTACTAACAAATGACCTACTAATGATTCAAATTTAGCTCTAGTAATTACTAAATTAAAATCATTACCCTTATATAGACTATCAATTTCAATTGTTGCAGTAGATGAACTACTTAAAGTTCTTTTAGCTCTTTCACAAGCAGCATGTAATCTTCTACGAACTTTCTTTTCATTTGAAATATCATCTTTATATTTTTTCTTATATTCTTGAAGACAATAATCTACCATTATAATATCTAGATCTTCTCCTCCTAAATGTACATCACCTGAAGTAGCCTTTACTTCGAAACAACCATCCGATAAATTAAGTAAAGATACATCAAAAGTACCTCCTCCAAAATCATATACTAAAATATTACGTTCTTTTCCATCCTTTACTTTATCTAACCCATATGCTATTGCTGCAGCTGTTGGTTCATTAATAATTCTCAATACATTTAATCCAGCAATCACACCTGCATCTTTTGTAGCTTGTCTACAAGCATCATTAAAATATGCAGGTACAGTAATTACACAATCTTTTACAGATTCTCCTATATATGCTTCTGCAATTTCTTTCATTTTACTCAATACCATTGCAGATATTTCCTCAGGTTTAAATTGTTTTAATTCATTTTTATAAGATACTTCAAAATGAGGTTTATTATCTTTTCCAATTACTTTACAAGATAAATGTTTCATATCTTTTTGAATTCCAATATCATCAAATTTTCTACCAATAAATCTTTTTGCATCGAAAATTGTATTTTCAGGATTCATAGTTGCTTGGTTTTTTGCTGCTTCTCCTACTAATCTCTCCTGTTCATTAAATGCTACCCAACTTGGTGTCGTCCTATTTCCTTGATCATTTGAAATTATTTCAACACGATCATTTTGAAATGTTCCCACACAACTATATGTTGTTCCTAAATCAATTCCAATTACAAATTTAGTTGACATTATTATATTGAATTCTTTATTTCATTATATAGAATTAATTTTTTAAATCAATTTTTAAATTTTAATATTCATTTATATATAAAGATTTAAATAATTATGGATAAAAAAATGTCAAAAATTATATTAATTTCAATGGTAAAAAATGAATCTCATATTTTACAACGTATGATTGATAGTTGTAAAGATATTTGTGATGCTTTTTGTTTTGTTGATACAGGTTCTACTGATTCCACTAAAGATATCATTCAATCTTTTTTACAAAATAATAAAGGATATTTATTTTTTGATCCTTTCATTAATTTTGGAAAAAATAGAACTAATAGTTTTATTTTTGCAAAATCTTTAGCACAATCCTATAATTGGAATTTATCCTCTGTTTATGGATTATTATTAGATGCTGATATGATTTTAAAATGTAAATCTTTTAATAAAAATTTATTAACAGACATTGGATATTCTATTATTCAAAAAAATAATGATTTAATATATTATAATCAACGTTTTATTAGAATGGATTTTGATTGGAAATGTATTGGTGTTACTCATGAATATTGGTCTATACCTGATTATAATTTAAAAAATTGTCAATTTGATGAATCTATTATTTATATTGAAGATATTAATGATGGTGGTTGTAAACAAGATAAATTTATTAGAGATGCTAAATTATTATTAGATGGTTTAGAAAAAGAACCCGAAAATAAAATTCGATATACATTTTATTTAGCTCAAACTTATCAAAATTTAGACTTGATAAAATCAAAACAATATTATATTGAAAGAACTAAATTAGGTGGTTGGTTTGAAGAAATTTATATTAGTTTCCTTCGATTAGGTGAAATGAGTAATTCTTTAGAAAAAATTAATTATTATCTTGAAGCCATTAATACTGATCCTACCAGAATAGAAGCTTTTTATTATCTAGGTAAATATTATAGATCTATTAGTAAAAATAATTTAGCTAATATTTTTATTCATAATGCTTTAAAATTAACTTTTCCAACTCCTAATAGATCTCTTTTTCTTGAAAAAAAAATTTTTGATTATTTATTATTAGAAGAACTTTCAATTAATTGTTATTATACTAAAGATTTTAACACTGGTTTTAATGCTTGTGAAAAATTAATTTTAAATTGTAATTTACCTTTTTCTAATTATGATTTAGCATTTAATAATCAATTTTTTTATATTCCTTCTTTTCCTTTTTCTATTGATGAAAAAATTTCTTGGATTTTATTTAATAAATCTGAAAATTTCTTAGAATCGAGTGCCTCTCTTTTTTATTCTGATTCTCATTTTTTTGGTATTCAAAGAACAGTTAATTATACTATTGATAATAATGGTCAATATAACTATGATGAAAAAGTTAAAACAGAAAATTTTTGGATTGAATTCTCTAATAATTTAGAAATCTCCTTTTCTAAAAAAATTGATATTTTAACTCCTGTTATTAAAAATAGTATTATTTCTGGTATAGAAGATTTAAGACTCTTTAAATATAAAAATAATTTTTATGCTTTAGGTACTACTAATGAATATATTTCTGAAAATAGAAATCATCCTGGACAAGTTTTATGTCATTTTGATGATCATTATAATATTATTAAAATTTTAGAATTACAATATGAAAATCATCAATGTCAAAAAAATTGGTGTCCTTTTGAATATAAAGATAAACTTTTATGTATTTATTCTTATGATCCTTTTATTATTTTAGAAATTGATATTGACACTGGTATATGTTCTATCTATAAAAATATAATTCAATCCTTTAGATGTTCTAATTTTAGAGGTTCTACATGTCCTATTCTTATCAATGATCTTTATTATTATCAAATTATTCATTGTGTCTATTTTAAAGAAACAAGAAAATACATTCATAGAATTATTCAATATGATTTAAATTTTAATATTTTATCTATTTCTAAACCTTTTTATTTTCAATATTTTTTTATTGAATATTGTTTAGGTTTAACCTTTGATGGTAATTATTTTTATATTCATTATTCTTCTATGGATAATTCAAGTCATTTATTAAAAATTAAACATTTAGATTTTTAAATTATTTATATATTATAAGATTTTTTATAATGAATTTTATTTTTTATTTTATAATCATTATAAAATTTTTTTTTCTATAATTAGTATATATATAAGTAGTGACACTTTGGATAAACAAAGCTTTTGAGTAACACATTATAATTCTATTATGCTCACATATTTATAAATGGTTCAACTCCTTTTGATCATAATCAAATCACATAATATGATTTAACAAATTTAAAAAAATTTTATCTAAGTCATAAATTCTCAGGCATATTAAAAAAATATTTAAAGATACTAAAGATTCTTTTATAATGAAATTTTCTAATATATTTTCAAATATACATAGAAATATGAATTATTTTCCAGTACTTTACCTTAATTAATGGATCCATCTAGAGGATAAAAAAATATTAATAATGATCAATCAATATTAAATCCATATAATGACAGAAAAGTAGACTTCAATAAAAAGGTTTTAACAGATGATGACTTTAAGTTTTTAGGATATGGTAGTTGGTTAAATTATATATAATTATTATATATTTTTTGAATTACTTTATTAGGAATTATTTTAATTATTAAAAAAAAAATAACTTACATTTTTTAATATTTTAACATTACCTAAATTTTTATTAAATTTACTATTTAATATTATTGTATCTTGAAACATTTAATTAGTTTAAAAATTTTTTATTATATATATATTCATCATTAGCTACATAAAAAAGATAAATATAGTATAACTATTGATTTAAATCCATTATTTAATTTAAATCATATCAATAATAAAAGATTAGCACAATTTAAAAGAATTTTATCAAGTTATTTAAATAAAAATTTTTTAAATATTTTCAAGGATTACATATAATAGAATCTATATATCCTATCGTATATAGTTCATTATATATAATAAATATAACAATATTAATATATAAAATTAGATTCAGATAAAAAAATTAATAATAAATGCAAGTTATATCACTGAATAATTTAATACATTAATTGATAATTTTATAATTTTAAAATCATACAATCCAGTTTATATATAATGACTATAAAATTTAATAAAAAAAAATTAAAGAACATTATTAAGAAATTTTAAAATTTATAGATCATCTGTTTTTCAAATTTCCATATTTCTTATTACAATTGCAAATAGAAGGTTTTGACTTTTTTTCTATACATACATTTTTTTAACAATACATTATTTATCATCAGTAGATATATCTCATGTATTATTTTATCAAGTAACTGATACAGATCCATTTAAAATATTCGGTTAGCATCAAGTATTAGATCCACAATCATATATAGAGCACAAAAAAAGATAATGGAATGACAAGATCTGTCTTTATTAAATCCAAAAAATAAAAATTAACTTGATTAATCTACCTACGATTAATATGGTATTAATTGCAAAGGTTTATGATATTTTGTACATTAATAGAAAAAATTATATTTTTAAAAAAAAGGAGATTAGT